ACACATCTTATGAGATATAAACTTCCAACACATTTTCCAAATCAAGGAGTGTATCAGATAACAGGAGAAGTAGTAGCACCTAAAAGTATACCAAATGCAAGAAACTATGCTGCAGGAGCGTTGGGGCTAAAAGATGCAGAAGAGTTTAAAACACGAGATGTTAGATTTGTAGCATACGGTATAGAGCCTTCTCCAACAGAAGATTATCATAACGATTTAAGATTCATAGAAACATTAGGATTTACAACAGTAAAAAACTTATCTAACCCTGAGAAATATCCACAAGATGGTATGGTTGTTAGAATGATGAATAATGCAGACTTTTACGATGCAGGATTTACTAGTCACCACCCAAGAGGAGCATATGCTCTGAAAGAAAGAGAGAAGGGAGTAGTTACAAAACTACTTGATGTAGAGTGGCAAGTTGGAAAATCAGGAGCAGTATCTCCAGTTGCAATATTAGAACCTGTTATGATAGAAGACGCAGTAGTTAGTAGAGCAAGTTTACATAATAAAGGAATCATAGAGGCGCTTGAACTAGAAATAGGTTGTCAAGTAGAAGTAATTAGAGCGGGAAAAATAATCCCACAAATAGTAGGAAGGATAGATGTTTAGTGTAGAAAAAGATATATTACATGAGTATAGAAAAGGTTCAAGATGGGCACAAGTGTACCAACTGAATAGTGGACACTATCTTGTTAGAATGTTTGAAGAACAAGTCTGGCAAGAAGATAGAGTAATAAAAAACAAAACAGAAAGATACGCAGAAGATTGTGCTGAAAATTATGTTGAAGGAATCTTTTAGTGGAATTTATTATAGGAGCAGTATGGATTTTATATATGGTAGCAATTCATGTACTAGCAATTGTTGGTAGTGTAGTTGGCTTTATCATATGGGAGCAAGGTAGGAAATACTAATGAAATCTTTATGGCATGATTATATGACAAAACAAAAATTCACACTTGCAGAAATAGAAAACAGCAAAAGAATATACAAAAGTGCAACGCCTAAACAAACCTTAGATTGGTATGTTAAGTGGATAGCTTCTACTATATTGTTATGTGGTATGATGTTTCGGGCAGAAGGATTGTACCCATTAGCTGATTTAGTTCTATCTTTTGTAGGAGTTACTCTATGGTTATGGGTAGCACTTATTTGGAGAGACCGAGCATTAATTATACTAAATGCAGTAGCAATGTTAGTATTAGGCTCGGGATTACTTAGGTATTTTTCACCGATGCTTCTATCGTGAGTAAGGGAGTATATAACCAAACATACTTTAAC